GGATTTAATAGGATTGGTATTGCTAACTCATTCATTCATGTTGATTGTGATCCCAGTCTACCATGCAAAGTAATATGGGTGTACTAAGATGAGTGTATTAAATCTATTGATAGGCCCAGTCACAAGCCTACTGGATAAGTTCATTGAGGATAAGGATCAGAAGAGTGCTTTGGCGCATGAAATTGCAACAATGTCAGAGAAGTACGTGCAAGAAAGTGCGTTGGCTCAGATAGCAGTGAATAAGGTAGAGGCTGCTAGTCCTTCTTTATTTACATCTGGCTGGCGACCTGCTACAGGGTGGGTATGCGTACTAGGTATGGCAGGTAACTTTCTTGTTATACCCTTTGCAAACTTTGTAATGGCTTTAACAATGGAGATTCCTGTCACAGTACCTTTAATACCTTTAGATACAATGTTACCTGTGTTACTGGGTATGCTTGGTCTTGGTGGACTGAGGACTTTTGAGAAGACGAGGAAGTAAGATGACGGCACTAGAGTTTATTAACACTGCATGGCCTGTTGCTGTAGGGTTTATTACTCTGGTGATTGTGCTGGCTAAGATGCACAATGACATTGATACTTTAAAGGAGAAGGTTAAGGTAATGTTCGAACTATGGAATAAGAGGGGGGATTAACCCCCTCATTCCCTATGCTGCCATAGTATTATCTGCCATAGTTATTGCCCAGTACTGTTCAAACATCTCCTTCATATAGGCAGGGATACGGATACGTTCTTGTACTCCCTTGCTATCTTCCAGTGTCATAGTGTACTCATTCCCATGGTTCCATGAGTATGCAATGATGTTCTTGCCTTTGAATACCTGCATACTGTGCTCTACTCGTAATCCCATTCTTCATTCTCCATTCTAAGATTGATTTCTTCTTGTACCATGAGTAGGTCTAAAGGATCACCTGTTCTAGCTTGATCACTTGACAACAACTCCTCCCCATTCAAGTAACAACCACTACCAACATCCCTAAAGAATGCTTCATACCTATCTGCTCTTTGTCTCTGTCTTTTACCTCCTTTGTTATTAAGAACAGAGTGTACCGTTGTCCTAGATAGATCCAAAGACTCAGCAATCCATGATATAGACTTACCATCACGATGTAAAGCCTTGATGACAGACTGCTGAATGTGGTTCACATCATTACTCACAACTTTTAATGCCTGTGTCTACATCTATGTAGCAGGCTTGTGGTTCATCAGTAGTAGTTCGTTCAACTAAGATACCAAACCTTTTGCCTGATGGATTAAAGGTCGTGACACCCTTACAACCAAGCTCCCATGCCTTAGTATAGATAGCCTTGAACTTATCCCAAGGTAGGGTAGGATCTACGTTGATCGTCTTCGATACAGCAGAGTCTACATACTTAGAAGATAGAGCCAACACAGCAAGGTGCTCATCCTCTGTACATTGCATAGCTGTCTTACCTTTAGTTCCGTACTCACGGTAAGCATAGTCACTCACTGTCTCTACTATAGGGCCATTGAAAGTTTGTATGGTACGGTCATACTCATGGCTAAACACTGGCTCAATGCCAGAGGATACATTGTCAGCAGTTAGACTGATAGTTCCTGTAGGTGCTATGCTAAGTAGGTGACTGTTCCTAATGCCATGCTTCTTGATTAGCTTTTGTACTGAGTTCGGGAGGGTCTGGATAAACTCTCCTTTAAGGTAGTACTTAGCATCGTAAAGAGGGAAGACACCCTTCTCACTAGCAAGTAAAGCACTAGCCTTGTAAGTCTCATCTCTAAACACTCTCAGGACTTCCTCAAGCCACTCTAAGAAGGCTGCTGAACCATACTCGTACCCTAGTATCTCCCCTGCATTGGCTACCCCTGTAAGCCCTAAGCCCATCCTACGTTTGTTGTAAGATTCTTTCTCTTGTTCTACTAATGGGAAAACTGTGTTGTCATGGATGTTATCCATAGCCCTTGTCACTATGGGGATGTCTTGTTTAAACTGCTCGAAGTCAAAGCCTACGTCCGTAGTTACGTACTTAACTAAGTTGTAACTACCCAACAGGCAAGCACCGTATGGTGGTAGTGGCTGTTCTCCACAAGGATTAGTAGCAGCAATCTCCTCACAGTAGTACAGGTTATTCATCTCATTAATACGGTCAATGAACAGTACACCCGGCTCTGCCCATTCCCATGTAGATCGCATGATCTCTTCCCATAGGTTAGCTGCATTTACAGTCTTGTATACCCTACCCTCAAAGGTAAGGTTGAAGGATTTGTTCTTAGTAACACACTCCATGAACTCATCAGTCACACCAATAGAGATGTTGAAGGCAGTGAGTTGATCACTGTTCTGCTTGGCTCTAAGGAACTCTTCAATGTCTGGATGGTCTACCCTAAGCACACCCATCTGAGCACCCCTACGATGACCTGCACTAGCTATAGTCTTACATATAGCATCATAGATCTGCATGAATGATACTGGGCCAGAGCTACGACTACCAAGAGATACAATGTTATCTCCCTTAGGTCGTAGGTTACTGAAGTCATACCCTATACCACCACCTAAGCGCATAGTCTCCGCAGCTTCTGTAGCTGTCTGCATAATAGACTTCATTGAATCCTCTACTGTGCCACTGACAAAACAGTTGAAAGCAGTAAGAGTACGAGGGGCACCAATGGCAGCTTGTGTCCTACCACCACCCATAAATCTTTGATTCAGTAGTATGCTACGTAAAGCAAGGAAGTGTTCATGGTTGTCCTTGAGAGTAGAGGCAAACCTTGTCTGTGCTTCATAGAAAGACTCACCTTCAAGTCTATACTTCTCTGCATGTTTCTCTTCACTAAGTCTCAGTGTTGGCCCATATTGTTTATTCATGTATGTTGCTCCTGTTTTTGTCAGATATAAATTCCCAATTCTTTACTACCTTACCTGTATAGTATTGATATACTCTACTGAGAGCGGCTAAGTCCTGCTTCACATCGTCAGGGTAATCTTGGTAACCGTGCATACTACATAAGTTCTTAATTGATTCATGTAGTGAATCACTTACTAACTTATCTATTTGATCAGGCTCCATTGAGAAGGTTATTAGCATTATAAACTCTCCATCAAAAGGTCAATGTAATGTTTTGCTTTCTCTAGGTCGGCCTTACCCCCCTTTGAATTGTACCTACAGATGTACTTAATGACGTTACCTGCACAGAAGCCAATGTCGTTAGCCTGTATAAACTCTACAGGCTGTATCTTCATGTCCTTGTAGTGGCTACCCCCCACTTGTACACCAAGTGCCCTTGCTTTTTCATGCTCTTCAAAGGTCAACTCTGTCTGTTTATACATTGCTCTATGAGCGTAATCCCACTCAGAAGGTGTTACATTATCTAAAGATTTTTTCATTTTATCCATCGCCCTCTTTTGTTGAGTACCATAGGTACAAGTATTGGTGTGCCTCCAAGTGAATCAAACTTGTATGTGTCTACCCATGTCCATGAATCTTTTAATCCATACAGGGCGTTGTAATCATTCAACATTGCAGGAGGTAAGCCTGCTGTCATTAACTTTCTAGCTGGAATGTTATCATGATTGCCTTTAGAAATCACCATAGTGGGGAACATCTCTTGAAGCAATGCACAATCCCTCTTTGCATGGTAGTACTCAGTCTCTGCATCTAAAGCATCAGGCTCTGACTCGTGATAAGAACCCCTGTGATGGTCTATAATATCCCCTACGTTGAGTATTGTATCACACTTATACAACCTTTTGGTAGCGTATAAGAAGTCTAGTGCATCCTTGTGTTGATATGGTAAGTGCATATCAGATATAACTAGAATGTTCTTAATATCATTTCTAATTACACCACATCCTAACACTGGCCGCTTCAGTACATTACGAATAGCGTACCTAGCAGCCACTGAATTAGGATCAAGTAAGCATCCCACTGACATAGCCCACCTAAGTTGGTGCATGTCTGCATAATAACTAATCTCAAATACGCTGTGATGATGCCCCTGTATAGAGTTGTGTGAGTACTTAGCTGCATTGTTCCTAGTGTTAGAACTTACACTATGAGTCATGAGAGTATCAATCATCTTCTACTTCTCCCATTGATAACAGCATTCGTTTTGACTGTTCTAATAACCAAAGAACATCAGCAGGGTTTAGTGTGGATGTACCATCAAGAATTAACTGTTCTTGTTCCTTACTCCAACCTAGTACAATAAGAGATTCATATTCTCCTTTACATCTTTCCAGAACTACATCTGGATCTTTGTCTTTGTGTAGTTGTATTACTGTCATTTGATACTCCACAGATGAGGTGTAGTTTCTCTAGTATAATGTTGGAAGTTATAACTTTCTGCCCATTCACCATGAGTACGTCTAGTACCATCCTTCCTACGTTGTGCATTAGGCATGGGTTTATCTGGGTCAGAGAAGATGAATACTAAAATCTCATTCTTCTTTAGGTTAGCTGCTACATCAACATACTTACGAGCTTCCCCACTAGTACGGAACCTTCCCTTAACTTCTATGTAGATTACAATCTTACCATCATGGTATACAAAGTCAGGTTCATATAGTTTCTTTTGTACATAGGACAACTTACAAGGGTGGAACTTACAGGCTCTTAGTTGTTGTTTGTGGAGGTCGTGTTCAAACCAACTATCATATCCATTAGGGGGTTTCTTTTTCATTGTGTCCCCCAAAGGTATCTGTCAAGGTTCTATGAATCAATGTGGCTAATGATATAATTGCTGGATCAGCATCCTCTAGCACATCAAATTTAACTATAACTTCCTCACCTTCCATTGTAATATTTATATTAGTTGTAGTGTTCATTTTTATTTATCCTCATAAGTTAATGCTTGCCAACTAGTCCTAAGCTCTGCAATAGAACTAATTATATCATAAATTTCCTTAGCAACAACAGTCGTTTCTTTCTGTGCTGTTGATTCCATCCTTTGATTACACACTCTGGCAAAGGCTACGAGGCTACCAGTCCAGTACCATGAGGTCATCATAGACTGTGGCAGTACCATCCTTGCCTGCTCAGGACATACACCCATGCTCAGTAGCTCCTTGTACACGCTCGTAAGCCTCAGCATAGCCCTGTGGTAGACAGCGCCAGCCACACCACTATGTTGGATAGGGTTAGCAGAAGATCCCTGCTTGACGTTATCAGCAGCCTGCCTCCATACATCTGGCACATGGAATGTCGGAGGATCACTAACATACCTGCGACTTACTTCATTCCAGACTAAACCTACCTGATGCTTGACCAACTGTCTGGCTACGAACACTGGGGCTTCTACTAAGACTGTGACTTGCACATGGGCAAAGGGTGTCCAGTGATTATGCTTTGCTAGGTACTTGATCAAGTTAATATCTTTGTTACTAAGAACAGTAACTGTCTTATCAAAGCTAACTCTAGCACTGTTAACCACAGTGAGGTCACTTCCCATGTGATCAATATAGTCTACACTACTCATGATTCACTAACCATTCATTGTACTCATCATAAGTCATAAAGTATTCGAGTACCGTATCTATTGCTTTACGGTACTCAATGTCCTTATCCGGTGTATCATATGGATCCCAATTTAAATGATAGCTCTGTTTCAAAGTTGCCACCACAATCATATCTATACATTCATCCTGTAATTCAATCTTCATTGTAATTCCTCAGTTTATTTTCTATGTTAAACAGGTATTGATACTACCGATATACATGCTTATGTAAACTCATTCGCCTTGCTCCCAAGGCCAGCAGCGGTCGTCTGCTATGCCTGTGATCCTAAACTCGACTGTCGGGCCGGTCGTGTATGTTTGCTCACCAGCAAACCCAGCAGCACGTAATTCTTTGACCAACTTATCCGCATCCTTGAAATTCATAGCACTAAACCAATACCACATGCGGGGCTTGCATAATTCA